GCCAATTTCTTGCCTGAGGAAACACAAAACTACATTTTGAAAATTTTCGGCAGGCCCGCATCTCGAGCTGGCGGCAGAATTGCGCGTGCGACTGGCGGTAAGATAGGCGGATCAGTAGAAAGTTTGCTGAATAAGCTGATGGTTGCTACTGAAGATGCCAAGAAGCGCAGCAATTCAAAGACGGAGGACCTCTTAGGGGTTCACGATGATCACATTGCAAAGGCACTTGAAGTAGCTGATAAAGCGATTTAGGAGTAATCATGGCCAGTACTTTTACAACTAACAAACTTATCGAAAAGCCGGCAAATGGCGATTACGTCAATACGTGGGATCAGCCAGTCAATACTGACTTTGATATTATCGATACGGCATTTGGCGGTACGACCAACATCAATGCGGTGGGCGCGAGTGGCACGGTTACCTTATCGGACTCGCAGTACCGCCCTCCCAATATCATCATCGCTGGTCTTTTAAGCGCAAACGTCAATTATCAATTGCCCTCTGGCAAGGGTGGCGTTTGGTCCATCTACAACAACACGACGGGTAACTTTACGGTCACCTTCTCGTCTGCTGGCGGTGGCACATCGCTGCTTTTGCGCCAAGGCTATCGGTCTCAGGTCATTAGTGACGGCACGAACATTTCGTACTCGTCGACCAACTCGCTACCGGGCGGAAGCAATACGCAAGTTCAATACAACGACAACGGCGTATTGGCTGGGTCGGCAAACTTTACCTTTGACGGTACGTACGTCGGCACTCGAGGCCTGACGTTTGTAGGCGCCACCAGCGGGTTCTTTGGGCTGATCCCAGCCGCAGTTTCGGACAGCACGGTATATACGTGGCCCGGATCTGACGGCGCTGCGGGCTACGTGCTTGCGACAGATGGCAGTGGCAATCTGTCTTGGGCTGTCGGCGGTGGTGGTGGTGGTGGTGTAGCGTCTTTCTCTGGCGGCACTACAGGCCTCACGCCTGCAACTGCATCGACCGGCATTATTACGCTCGCAGGCACGCTCACCGAAGCGAATGGCGGTACTGGCGAAACGACTTATACCAACGGCCAGATCCTAATCGGTAACGCTGCAGGCGGCCTCACGAAGGCCACACTGACTGCAGGAACGAACGTCACCATCACAAATGGTGATGGCTCCATCACGATCAACTCTTCTGGTGGTGGCGGAGGATCTGATTTTCTAAATTGGGACGGAGCTTTCAGCAGCGCAATTGTTACGGCCTCCACCGCTGCGCCTTCTGGAGGCAATGACGGTGACGTTTGGTTCAGGTATTAAATGTGCGAGGTATACGTCAAAGTTGCCGGTAACTGGGAACAAGTCAACGAAATCTACGTAAAAGTTGGCGGGACTTGGCAGTTACTTACTGAAGCTTGGCACAAGACCCAAGGTGCTTGGCGAATTTTTTGGCAGCCGAATGGCTTCGTGCCATTTACTCAGATGCTTTATGAACCGACTCAAGATCCTATTCTTTTTGGGATCAGCGGGAATGTTTATGCTCCTTGCGGCGCAACTTCACTGACAGTCTATGGGTGGGGAGCCGGCGGCGCCGGCGGCGCAAAAGATGCTTCCTCTGGGACAAATCTTTTAGCTGGATCTGGCGGCGGCGCTCAGTACAACATTGAAGGGCCGTACGCGGTTACGCCGCTTGAACAGTACAACTTTTATTTGGGCGGGCCATCTTCATTTGGCGTTCTTACCCCTCCAAATCCCACTCATGCGCTTACGCTTGATAGTTGGGGCTGTGGTAACAGAGGAGACCCAGCGGTCCTTTCAAACAGTAGCTTACCGTTTTTCCAATTTTTTGCTCAAGGCGGCGAGGGCGGAACAACCGTATGGGACAATGTTGGCGGTGATGTTCTTTTTGACCCGGGCAATCCGGGGAATGGAGGTCCTGCTGTGGCGGGTCCTGCAAGTGGCGTCGGCGGAACAGCCGGTGGTCCGGGCGGTGGAGCCGGTGGTCAATCGATTGGCAATATTCCTCCGCAATTCCCCGGAGGAGGTGGCGCAGGCGGATACAATGGCGCGCCGGGTCAGGCTGGAATCAGTGCCGTTTTATACCTTAGCTGGTCATAAGCTATGACTGTATTTGTAAAAGTTGGCGGTGTTTGGCAAACAGTAAACGAGGTTTACGTCAAACGAAGCGGCGTATGGGCACAACCAAAAAATCTTTGGTTCTACAACCTTACTACCCCTGAAGTACCGCAAAATTTAGTTGACGGAGCTTCTTACGGAAGAACATTTACTGGAGGAGGACCTTTCCCTCCTTTTTGGACTTGGACAGGAAATGCTGTTTGGTGGAACGGTAATCCGGCAGATAAACCTTATGAAGCTCCATTTTTTGAGGCTACTTTTCTTACTTACACAGCAGCATTTTGGGAAAGCCCTCCTATATATCCATCAGGAACTGTTGGGAAAATAGTTGTCCCATATTCCTGCAATCGAGCATCTTTCCGTATTCAAGGACAAGGCGGTGCTGGAGCAGCATCAACAACTAATTTTGCAGCAGGTGCTGGCGGAGGCGGGGCGGTGCTTAATTACGATCCTATCTCTGGTGGGTTTGTGGTCAATGAATTTGACGAATTCACTGTAACAGTGACCCCGGAAAATGACACGACAACAAGTGGTGATGGCGCGGATGGGACAAGTTATACGGTCAGTTGGCCCGGGAATACAATTACCGCTGGCGGAGGAAAAGGTGGAGAAGCAAGCGGCGTCAATGGAGTTGGCGGTGTTGCATCAGGAAGCGGGCCAATTTGGAATAACTTGTTGCTTTCAGGCGTTGCTGCAAATGGTTCTGCAGGCACCACCAATGCTTATGGCCTTAACAAGGGTGGCGCCGGAGCGGTTGACCCAACTCAACCTTTCCTCACCGGCGTTGGCGGTTCGTTATTTGGCGAATTCGACGATGGTGGATTTTGCTTCGCAATAGATCCAGTCAACGGAGGAGGAGGTGGTGGTGGATATAACAGTTGGGGTCAAAAAGGCGGCGATGCTCAAATAGTTTTTAATTTTTGGAGGGCGTAGCTGATGAACATGCAAAAGATTGTAGACATGCTGTTCCCAGTGTTGCTGGCCGCTGTTGGTTGGCTGCTCGCGGAAATCGCATCGTTCAACAATCGGCTGATTGCCATTGAGTCAAAAATGCCCATCTTGATCACCGAGGATGGGGTGCCGACTGACAGCCCGTTAAGCGCGTCGCGTCGTCAAGAATTGAAGGACGACATCATGGAGGACATCCACGACCTACAAGTGCGCGTCAAACTGATGGAGGAGCGCAACAAATGATGACAATGATTTCAACTTTCCTGTCCTTCCTCGCAGGAGGGCTTCCCAAAATTCTGCAGATCTTTCAAGACCGCCAAGACAAGAAGCATGAATTGGCTCTCGTTGCCGCGCAAAAAGAGCGCGAACTGGCGTTAGCTGAGCGCGGCTTCCTTGCGCAAGCTCGCGTCGAAGAAATCAAGTTAGAGCAGATTCAGACGCAGACTGCGGGTGAGGAGCGTCAAGCTCTGTACCAGCACGACATCGAAATTGGAAAAGGCGCATCGCAGTGGATGATCAATCTGCGCGCATCTGTGCGTCCAGTGGTGACATATATCTTTGTGCTAGAACTTGTCGCCATCAACATCGCGGGCGTTTGGTATGCCTACGACACGGGCGTTCCGTTTGCTTCAGCGATGGCAGAAGTTTTCTCTGACGATGAGATGATGATACTAGCGTCCATTGTAAGCTTTTGGTTCGGGACGCAAGCGTTCCAAAAGAAAGGCTGATCGTGAAGGTTAGCTCCAAAGCAATAGAAATGATCAAACACCATGAGGGCGTCAGATTGAAGCCCTACAGGTGTCCTGCTTTACTTTGGACGACTGCGGTAGGCCACGTCATTGATCCTAATCACGCCAAGGTGCCATTTGAGGAACGACGGAATTTATCGATACCAGCAGGCTGGGACCGGACTCTCACGATGGACGAGGTGGACCGGATACTTGCTGAAGACCTTCGTCGGTTTGAGCGTGGCGTGGTTCGACTTTGCCCTGCTGCTGTTGATCGTCAGGGAGTCTTTGATTCTCTCGTCAGTTTTGCCTTCAACGTGGGCCTTGGCTCTCTCCAGCGTTCTACCCTTCGGATGAAGACGAACCGGGGTGAATTCGAGGAAGCGGCTGACGAGTTTCTAAA